CTCCGGCCCATTCCTTAAATTCTTTGATTAGCTCGCTATCGCCCGCGATCCGACCAAGCAAGGTTGCTTTCGCAAGATTTGGGTCTGCGTCGCTGGTTAAAATCTTGGCGTCGGAGTTTAGGATCTTTGAAGTACCTTCCGGTGAGAAGGTGATGCTTATATCTTTTCTAAGTGCGCGCTTTTCCACTTCTTTTTGAAGAACCTCGGTAACCGGGCCCATGTCCTCTTTTAATAGCTCGGATAGCTGCTCATAAGATAGACGCTCAAGAATTTCGGGATTCTCTTTAAACTCAGCCATTGCGAGCTTTTGAAGATCGTCTCGCATCTTAATATCGCTTTTCTTTATGAAAGTAGAATCAAACTGAGACATGCCTGAGTCGAGCTGGCCTTTTGGAGCCTTCGCTACCTGGGTATCTTCGTTTCCGCTGTCGTCGCGCATGTCTGCGCTGTTGTCTTCTCTTGCTCCACCCTTCTGCGTATCCCGCTGAAGAAGGTTTTCTGCATTAGGATCTGTCTGGCGGTAGACATCAATAGCTTCTGCATCTAAGACCGCTTGGACGATGGGCTTTCCCAACGCCGCCATTGCAGCGGGATCCAGCCTTTTTTCTTTGTCGAGAAACGCGTCGAAGCTAGCAAGCTTACCATTAAAAAGCAGCTGTCCACGCTCGAAATTCCATTGGAAATTAGAATCTTGTGGAGCCTGGTCCAAACGCATTGATTGAAGCTCTTTATCCAGATTATCAATGCCGTCCTTTAGCACAGCTTTTTCGTCTGCTGTTTTGGCAGAATCATAAGCTTTCTCTAATTCTTTCTTTTGCTTTTCTACCTTTTTAAAAGCAGGAAGGTTCTTTTTAACCTCTGAGAATTTCCTGAATCTTTTTTGATTCTTTCCTGATTCTTTTCGGGCAGTCTCTACATTAGTATCAAATCCTTTAATCCCTAGCTTTTCATACATGGACCTAGCGAAATCCATGAAAACATAAGGGAGCAGACCCTCTCCGAGGCCACCGGGTAACTGCTGGATTGTGCTACCGTCTTTGCTCGTCTGCGAAGAGGGTAGAAATTGAAGGGCTCGCATTTGATCTTCTGGCTTACCGCTCTTTAAGTACCAGTTAGCAAAGTCTACAGCGTTAATATCGACAGAAGATAGAAGATCCGATTCTTCCTTGCTTACTTCAATTGGTCGGTCGGGCATAGTTTCCGACTTACCGATATTGGTCTGCTCTTTTTCGAACTTCTTATAATTTCTCTGCCAGCCTAGCCCGGACGCTTTCCGGTCTTTTTCTCTGCCCGCAGCAAAGGCAGTCATGACATCAAAAGTCTCGTATATTTTTGATGCGGTAAAACTGTCCCGCCCCGCTTTCGCTGATACTGTTTCCGAGGTTCTTTCTAACGGTCTGCGGTAATTATACTCGCTCTCAGGCTTGATATCGAAGCCTTTAATAATTCTTTTATTTGCAAGTACGACATCACCACCTTCAGCAATTTCTTCAAGCAGGGCTACCCGAGCAGCACCTTCTTTACTGGAGTCAAAGCTCTTAATTGCTTCCTCAAGGGAGTCTCTTCCTTTTTTGGTTTCTACTAAGCTGTTGATAAAAACTTCTCTGCGAGCAGTAAGAAAATCAATGAAAGCCTTAGAATAAGTCGGGTTATCTTTTGCTTGGTTTAAAAAGTTGTCGAATTCTTCGAATGCAACTTGTGGAGTTTTACCAGTAAGCTTGGGGAAAGTCTCTTTTACTTTTTTATCGCTCAGCGGCATGCCAAGTATCTTGGCTTGTTCACTGTCCGTGGAGCCGTCCTTTCGGTACACCTTTTTGGTAACCTCGCGGCTCTTATTTTCAAACTCTCTCTGCTCCAGAGACTGACCGGGGACACCAGCTTCGCTTGTCTTAAACCCGTTAATTGCAGACTGAACATTCTCAATGACATAGTTTATGTAGTCAGTCTCGAATTTAATTCTAGCCTTGGTACTAACGATACCGGCAAGAGTCTTTGAAAAAGTTGCCGAGCCTTGGACCTTAGGCCAAGGATCTCCTGCTTGCTCCGCATAGTCTGTTTCCTGATCAATGTCGGTAGGCACTCCACCTTTCCGGCTTCCTTTAAAAATATCGTCCACAGAACTTGTAGTACTTCCACCCTTAACCGCCTTTGATTTAGCGGTTAGCATTTTTCCATCTAAGAAACTGGGGCGATCGATGGTTGATTCGCTGAAGTCGATGGTTTTTGTGCCGTCTTCACTTAACTGTGTCTTCGAACCTGCTGCTTTCTCGCGCTCAACCATCTCGGATTTCATATTCTCCCGAGCTATGATGAACATTGCCTGATCGAAATCTTTCATCGAGTCGGATGGATCTCCTAGAAGTTCAAGAGTTCTTCCGTTTGCCATAGCCAGACCGAGGACTTCTTCGATCGTCGGGTCGTTGGATACTAGATCAATACTTAGGTAAGCTTTTTCTTCGGAGCCCTTCTTCTTGGTTCCGGTAAGCTTTTTTTCACGAATACGCTCGGCAATAATCGCAGCATAGCTAGCACCTTTGTCTGTCGTATATCCGCTAGGATATCCTTTACGGGCCTGCTCGTTCCCGCCCTTAGTGTTTTTAGCATACCGTGCGCGACCCATGGACTTAGAACCAATATCCCTTTGCTTAGGGAACATGGCGGAAGCTTTAACCGCTTGAAGTATAAGTTTAAAATTATCTAAAGTACGAACCACCCCATCTTCAGCTACGCCGTAGGGAGCAAACTGTCCTCGAGGGGCTTTGGTCTCGTCAAACCCACCAGTTACAAAGTCCCAAAGCTCTTCCTGAGGGGTTAGCGAGGAGTTTTCGTTTCTAGGCCTATCCTTATCTGCATCTTGCTTTGTCTTGTAAACTGAGATACCTCGAGCCGCATACGATGTTGGGTCTGCCATCATACCAAATGTTAAACTCTGAGGCTCGCTCAGTAATTCTCTGCTGTCAGTACCGGGTTTACCTTTAGCTATTCTGTACCAAAGAAGGGGATGCGACACATCTTTCCAATCAAGGCTTAAGTTTTCAGGAGCAATTAATTGTAGATTATTTACCAGGCGTTTGCGGATTTCTTTAAGTTCTTCAATCTCAGCCTCAATAGTTGTATCTCCGGCTTCCGGCTTTTGGCTTGCGGCTTGAGCTTCCGACTTTTTAGCCACGCTCTTAACTTTCTCAACCAAAGCCTTGTTGCTACTTAATCTACTCCTTACTGCTTCAACTGTTTTATCTAATGTGTCTTGCTGTAGATCCCCACCGAAAACTTTATTGGAGGAGACTTCTACCAAGGTCCACAGTTTCTTAGAAGACACTCCCTTGTTGTCTACTTTTTTTAGTACAAAGCTGTAATCGGAAAGCTCCTCGTTTATATACGCTGGATAAGCTTGGAAAGACGCTCCGGATTGAGTGAGCTTAACGGCTTTATTTAAATAGCCTTTTTTCTTCTGCTCTTCGTTAAAAACGAAAGCCTCCGGCTTTTGGCTTGCGGATTGCAGCTCAGACCTTCCGTCCTCAAGCGATCGAATCTCCCTGTCAACTTCTGCAATTCTGGACTCGATAACTTCTTTCTTAGATTCAACTTGTTCCCGAGCTTCTAAAGCCATGTCCTCGATATCCTGGGCGTTTGGAATTTTACCAGTCGTAGGATCCATGGCTTTTTCTAACTCCCCGATGAATGAGGACGGAGATAGACGGATTAAGGTCTCAAGGTCTAGGACGCTGGATATAGTCTTCCCTGTTGCGAAGGTACCCTTCGCTTTTTTTGTTTCTACTAGATGCGCTCGGATTGCATCATCTAAATTTTTTAGACTCTTAAATTTTTTCTTAACAGCTTTAAGAGCTTCAAAGGCTTCTTTCTCTTTCTTAGGATCAGTAATGACTGATTTGGTAACCAAAGCCATCTCAGCACCTAAGCGATCGATAAGAGCCTTTGCGTCAGAGGCTCTCTCTTGGGCCTTGGTAAGTTTCTGCGCGGGTGCATTACCGAGCTCTACACGCTCAGACATGTCCCGCTTTACCGGCTTATTCTTTGGTTCGCGACCTACGAAAGCTGGAGACGCTGCTTTGTTAAGCTCGGTATCAATTTTAGAAGTTAAAATTTTGATCTGGCGGCGGAGCGTGTTCTTTTCCGCTTCGCTTTTAGCCCGGTCTAATTTTTCCTGGGTCTTAGCGATTTGAGCTTCTAACCTTTTACCTTTTTCAGAGTCTGAAAGCTTCGTAGTTTGCGGTTTAGGTTTATTTGCAGTCTTGGTGGGCGGGTAAACCCGGAGCTTGTCTCTATTTTTAAGAGATGTCAGATCTGATTCGAGCGAAGAGATTCTCTTTTCGAAAGCCTCTTTCTTTTTTGGAGTGTCCGCTTTTTTAGCTAATTCTTTGGTGCGCTCTATTTGCTTCTCAAGCGAAGCGATCTTTTGGTCTTTTGGTTTAACCAAGTCAGACCGGTCTATTTTTTGTTCCGATGGTATTACTTGTGTAGGCTCTTTTAAGCCTTCTCGCAAAGGTTTAGCTTTTGGATATTCCTTCTTAACTTCTTTTTCTTCTTTAACCGGAATCTTTTTATCTGTGAAAGGTTGTACGCCACCTTCAGCGGATTTTACTAGGTTTGGGTTCCTTTTAAAATTACCTTTCTCGTCATACTCCCCCTCAATTTCCTCCCCCGCGGCTCTTGCGGTAGCGATAGAGAATGTACTGTAGGTCTTGGGATCCGTAGACAAAATCTTCTCCCCGGCCATGGCGTTTAATGTCTTGGCGATTTTTACTTTGTCCGCGGGCTTGCCCGGCATGGCATTTAAATTGGACTGAAGGTCTTTATCTGTCTTAGGACCGGAAGATGTAGGTTCTGCAGTCTGAGTGTCTTCGGGTAAAGGTCCGAGGTTGAGCATTGCATAAATCTGCCCGAATAGCTCTTTTCCTTTAGCGTCGGTGCCTGCATATTGTGCATAGGTGTCGCCCAGTTTTTCTTTGTAGGTCTGGAGAGCACCTTGAACATCGGGCTCAACTTGGGAGTTCTTTCCCATTATAAACTGAGCGAATTGATAGGAGAACCACTCCTCTGCAAGAATGTCGTCGTCAGTCTTTTTAAAAGAGCTTTCTACTTTCTTTTGGGTGGCCGGGTCTAAGTCCGAAAGCTTAATGCCTGGGCGCTTAGTAAAGTACTGAGCATACGCATCCTTTTGAGCGTCTTCGCCAATAGTCTTCCATACATCCATGAGCTTTTTGTCGTCCATGGTTATGACGCGAGCCATGTGACCAGCTTCGTGCATGAAAGTAGCCATAGGATCGGATGCAAATTCTTCCTCGTTTAAATAGATAATCTTCTGACCGTCCCGTGACTCAAACGTACCGCGATTCCGTGGATTTGCGTCAGGAGTTCTTGGGCTAATAGCAATCTTAAGATTACCCATTTCTTTGCCGTTCATTCCATACAGCTCAGAGATCCACCCTTTAGTAAATTCTACAGCCTCAGGATTCGTATTAGGCAAAGACGATAGGTAGTCGCCCATAGCTTCAGGGCTGCTAAAAGTCTGAAAAGGTGCTGAATAACCGGCGCGGGTGACAACCCCGCGGGTACCGGTTTCTGTCTGCTCCTCCGAGCCTACTTCGATAGGTGCATTGCCAAAGTAATTAGCTCGCGGGCCGCGCATTTCAAGTGCAGCGCCAACAGCTCCAGGACCAACTCCGACCAATCCTTCAGCAGCGATAGCATCCCAGTCCCAATCTTCGCCTGGTTCTTTACTTGCCCACTGCCCGAGATACTCGCCGCCCATGCCCATTGTGGAATCTGCTCCAAGCTCAGCCGCAGCATTGCGGGTCTTTTGCATCAGCGTAAACCTCGGGACAGCTCCATTGGCCGCATTAAACGCTTCCTTATTTAAAAGCTTACCACCTTTGAACACGGCGTTGCCGGTATGGTTAACTACGCCCATAACCTTGCCAGCCATCGCACCGGTAAGCATGTCAGCGATGGCGATAGGTGTGCCCTTTTGTACCATCTTCTTTTGAATCTTGCTCCGTATGCTCTCGTTCGTCCAGGCAGCGGCAAAGACTTTTGGATTCTTCCAGTCGATGTTTAATTCCTGCATGCCTTCAAGTGCCATGCCGGAGGCTTCAAGTACAAATGATGCGACACCCCAGGATGCACGAGCACCTATGCCCGCACCGGCTAAGGTTCCTGCGCCGGGGATGACTGATCCGACAGCGGCACCAGCTGCTGCCGATGGAAGGAGCCATTTAATTGTACTAGGCAGAAAGGATGATAGTGACTCCACGAACATTTCGGGAATCGCAGCGGGATTATCAAATAATAGATTTCCCATAGCATCGAGAAAGCCATCAGACTTAGTCTCTTTGACACGCTTCATAGTAGAGCTAGTCGGGAGCTTTTCGATCTCCGATGCGATCTCTATGAATTTCTGCATCTCATCCGCATCCAATGTATTAGTCAGAAAGTCAGGAGTATAATTACTCATCTCGCTCATCAGAGCACCACGCTGAACAGCGTTGCCCATAGCCGAGAGCCAGCCAGTAGTCTCTGCCTGTTCGAACAATTCGTTGTCCAATCCATAGCTAGCGGCAAGACCAATAGTCTTTTGCATATCTTCACGCGCAGCTTCCATAGCATCGCGCAACTTGTCAGCTTTAGGGCTGCCCGCCGCTTTAAGAAATTTTAACTGCGCGTCTTCATAATTACTCTTTGTCGAGTATACAGATTGCATGACCTTAGCCATTTCCAAACGCTCTTCACCACCAAGATCAGTCATAGCCTGATCCAATGGTTTGCCCTGGAAGCTAGTCATTCCAGCCTTGCGCATATCATCAATATCGAGCAAATCGACATCGCGACGGCTCATGCCTATGGGTCTGCCGTCAAGCAATCCAGATTCGGAAAAGAAAAATCCTTTGTCCCGAAGCTGGCGTTCTTTGGCTATGTGCTGCCTTCTTGATAATACGCCTTTGATATCTCCGCGCATAGCTGCAGCAACCCGCTCTCTCTGAGCTTTGCTCGATTTATTACCCTGACCGTCATATCCGATAGCCGGATTGATCTTAGCTCGTGGATCTACGCTTTCTAAATTCTGTACCTCCCCGTCGTATCCGACTACAGGCTGCTCCCAGCTCATGCCGTCGAGCATCTCGTTCATCTTTTTGGCGCTACCTGGAGCTTTATTACGAGACTTAAGAGATTCGTCCAACGCCTCGCGGGCAGGGATCGGGATGTTGGTTAGCTGCTCAAGGCGACGAATCTTTTCGTTCTTATAAGTATCCGCGATTCCTTGATACTGATCCCTTTCGGATCTAAGTCTGCGGTACTGATCTCTCAGGCCGTTGGGACTGCTCCAGAGTTTGAAATTGTTTAGGCTATCTCCGGCGGCAATCTTTTCTTTAGATGGGCCGAAAAAACCGTCATCTTGCTGGCTAGTCTTAAGCGCGCTAGCCTCCATCTCATCAATAGCGGATGCTAGCTCGTCATCGTCGTCAAAATCTCCAAACCCGCCAACGCTTTCGAAATACGGCGTGAGCTTAGACTTCATGAAGTCGTCATAGCTCGATTTACGCTTGCTAGCGATCTGACCCGCAGAGGTTGCGTAATTATTTACATAGCTGTAATCCTTCTTCGCACGCTCGTAGGTATCAAGCTCGTCGTCAGAGAATACATTGTAACTAGGCTCTGAAAAGTTTTGAGCGGGCTCATAGCTCTGCGGCTGAGCATAGCTTTGGGGCTGCTGCCTAATCTGTCCGCCAAAAGGCTGGTATGGCTTAGGACTTGGCTTGCTGGTGAACTTGCTAAGTCCTAAAATGTCGTCGTCATCAGACCCCGGTTTATAGTCGCCGGCTCCGAGATCTAGACCTGGAAATTGTTCAGGCATAGGATTAGTACCCTACTGGTTGTAGAAGTAATTATCTAAATCGAGAAAGTCTAGCGCAGGGATATTATACTGCTTTTTACCGCTACGACCCATACCTGCTCCGCCTGGATGCTTAGGTGCATTAGGTCGGTAATCATAGTTGTCCATATCCAAACGATCTAATTGAGGGATGTTGATCTGTTTCTTACCGCTGCGGCCAAAACCAGGGGTTTGTTTTCTGTACTGAGCAGCGGGTACGTCCATTGTAGGGCGATCGGGAGAAGTTCTTGTGAGCTCCATGCCGGGCTGGTTGCTCGAAGGGTATTTAACCGGAGGCATAACAGCAAATTCTGGAGAGGTTCTTGTTAGCTCCAAACCGCCTGAGTCGTTATCAGGCGGGTAGTTTTCTATAACTGGGTAGTTCTTGGTTTTATTAGTGTAGTGGAACGGACCAGGTTTAGGCTTAGGGAAAGTTGGTCTAGGCATCTGAGGCATAGGTACGTTGTCTAAAACACTGTTAGTCGCCTCTGACTCTTGATTCATCAGGTTAGCTGTACTGCTCTTAAACTTGTCTACAACACCCCCCGCGGTAAAACCCTCATTGAGAGGCCTAGACGGTCCTTGTTGCGCGGCACCCGCTTTGGGTGCGTTAAAATCTGCAGGTAGAAAAGCTTCTGCGTAATTTGCTTTTCCTACCGGGTTGTCTCGGACATCCCTGGCGGCTTTCTTTAAGCCGGCCATATCCCCGCCGAATTTTTTGCTTAGCTCTACATCTCTAGCGTGGTCAGTGCCTAATATAGGTCCTTCACCAAAAGGATGTTTTCCGGTTTCTTTAATCTCGCCTCGAATATCGTCGAGCATAGCTTTATCTTTACGCTCTCTCTTTTGAATACTGTTAGGCTGGTTTGGGTTTTCTCGAAACTGTTGATCGCCCATGTCTTCTTCGAATTTTTTGGAGCTTTCGTAACCGACTAAACCGTTTTCATCATATACTGGAACGCCAAGGCTCTTTTTGTACGCTTCGTACTTTTCGTCCGAATAAGCTCCTGCCTCGCGGCTATCGTTATACCTGTTGCGCATATCTGCTTGGGTATCCGCATCAAGCTCATCAAAAGTAAGACCTGTTCTTCTACCGGTGCGGCTTCGTGCCCAAGCTTCTTTTAAATCGGCGTCCCGGTCGTCAAATATTTTTTGGGTGCGGTCTGCTCTTCTTTGCTTAGCGATATCCTCATCAACCTTCCTTGCTGCTTGAGCATTAAGAGACTTCTCCATATTTCTGCGCTGATTCGCAGCAATACTTTTAATTTTAGGGTCGCGAACACCACGTCCAAGGTTGTCGGCCATGGCGGCAAGACCGGCTGGATTTTCTAAAGTAGGTCCTTGGTCCACATCTAATTGCTCTTTTGGAACGGCTTGCACTGCTTCTGCCTGAGGCTCGACCTCTTCGGCTACCTCGACAGGTTCGGCGGGCTGTTCTTCTAACGCTTCTACTTCCGCCGCTTCTACTTCCGTCGCTTTCTCTTCTTTGCGAGCTTCGGTTCGAGAGTTAAGCTCTTTAGTAGAGTCAAGACCGAATCGATCTCGCATGCCCTTAACCTCGGATCTTCCGTACTCGGAACCGATAATGTCGAACAGATTGTCTTTAGCCCGCGGCCTGGAACCTACGTACTTTTGTTGAAGCTTTTTAAACTGCTTGTCTAACTCGGATACCGGAATACCGTTGTCCTTAAGGTACTTCGCCGCGTCGAAAAAAGCATTGTCGTCGGTAAATGTGCTGAAATAAGTTTCGTCAAAAATATTTTTTGCGAACTCTGCTAGAAATTCTTCGCGGGTTTTCTCTGCCATAAGCGAAAGGGTAGATCCGGGGTATTATGGTCTCAACCGCTTGTAATTCTTCTTCAATGCATTGAGAGGCACGCGCATGAAGCCGTCAGGACATAGAAGACTAGGGTTTTTATGAAGCATGCGATTAGTAATCTTCTTCTTTTTCGGGCTCTTGTATGTCGATGCACTATCGATGTTATACAATGCAATGGCTGTAGCTAGGACATGGTCGTCATGATGACCGGGAGCAGCTTCAGGCTTGCCACGATCATTAATTACAAAGGTTTTCATCTCGCGAAGTACATCTTCATCCGGGATATCTAAATTTTCTTCGATCAATTCAGCGGCCAAATGATCAATAATTGTTTTTCGAGTAATTTTATCAGTGGACCAACCATAGCTCTTTTCAACCATACCCATGGAATCATTAAATTTTCTACGGCGATATACAGATAATCCCATATCGAGCAGGTATTTTAACAATGCTAGACCAGAATTATTAACCTCAGGGATGATAAATGCATCACCATACCATTTTGATGCGGCTTCAACCTCCTGGGCCAAGATTCCAATGTCCAAACGACTATGGTGAATCGCGACCAAACGGGGGACATGCCAGTTACCATGCCAGTCTTCAAAGGGGGCTTTCCAAATTTGTACGCTGTGGTAGTCAGGATCTGCAGAGATTCCTTGGGTTTGTTGATCTTCCCCGGTACATGTATCCGCAGAGATTAAATATTTTGAATCATGTTCAGGTTCTTCGTAGATTTTCCAAGAGCCCGCACGATCAGGAAGAAAGCTAGAGGTCTTTCCTTCGCCCTGAAGGGTAAGAGTTCCCATTTTACTGGTTACATTAGCGCTGGCCTTGAGCATTTTATCAAGGTTTGCAGTGTGAAATCTTGGACGGGAACTCATTAAGAAACATTCTTCAGGATCACTAGGATATTCCTGACGGAATTTACTAATGTCCCCATTGCATTTGTCCTGGAGAACACGACGTCTCCAGTGCAATTGTTCATAGTTTACTTCAAAGCGTTCCATTTCAGACTTTTCATCCTCCGTCATGGTATCAATGAAGTCTTGTTTATGCTCATCAGTTTCAAACGGGACGGTCGAGTCCTCAAATTCAAACCATGCAGCGAATATCTTCGCCCATTCATTGTCTTGCACCCAGGTACGATAAAACCAACCGGCCGGGCCATTAGGGGTAGAGTCTGCGACAACCAAGGATAAATTGTCCCCGTCATATAAACTCTGCAAATATCCAAGCGCAGGGTCTCTTTCACCCTGCATAGGCCAGAATGCGACCTCTGTCATATTACCAACCTGAATGGTACCAGATCGACCAGCATTTTTAGATCCCGCGGTTTCTTTACCATAAAGACTACCGCTTCTTAATTTAATTAAATCAACCAAGGATCCACCGTCCAATACACTTGCAGCTCCATTAGATTCCCAAGGAAATAAGTCATTCTCCGCATATCGGCGATAGATCTCAAAAACTTTATCCGAAGTTCCACTGATATCACCCATCAAGGATCCGGCAAGGGTCGCATGTTTACGCATATGGTGATATGTCAATGCCTGAGCGCAGGTGCTAGCACCCTTTTGACGAGGCTTTAATATGATCATTTTGCACGGTTTATCCTCGATCTGACATTTTCGATAATGTGCAAACATGCGCTTCTGCAAGGTATTCGGCTTGGGCTTAATATCCCTACCCCGTTTGTCCTTAATTACCGCAAATGTACTGAACCAAACCTCAGGATCGATACGGATAAGATCCTCAAGCTGTTGGGTATCTTTTCCCATTAGCACTTCCAGCGGCGGCGGGCAGCTTTGCCCCTCTCACCAGTCCAACTCTTAGATCTTGCGCAAAATGATTTTCGTCTGCCGGCCGCTTTGCTACCCTTCTTGACCTTGCCGGTGACAGCAGTCTTGAGCTTGGATCCGGGATTAGCTTTTCGATATGCAGCGACACCCTTCTTCGTCATGCCAGCACCAGCTTTAGCAGTTCTGTAATTAGCTCCTTTTCCCTTCGTAGTCTTACGAATGGGTTTACTAGGCTTTCTTTTGGCTGGCATGGTTACTTCCCCCTTTTCGATCCTTTCTTAGGTACGCAATTGGGAACCTTTCGGCCGCCCTTGCTCTTCATCCCAATGGCACTGTAGCCCTTCCAACAAGGGCCCTTCTTCGATGTTGTACTCTTTTTACCTTTTGGCTTTCTTGCTGGCACGGTTCAATACCCTCGCTTTTGCCTGACGAATGCGAATCTGCTCGTCAGAGTTAATAAATTTTATGGTCGCTAGGTCGTACATAATTATTCCTCGTCGACCTCGTCCAAATCGAAGTCCATTTCGAATTCGACATCGTTTTCAATCTCGACCTCGCAAAAGCGGTCGACCACAGTAAGTGCAATCTGACCCATTTCAAATTCATCAATGTCAGATTCTTCCCACCAACGGACAAATACCGCAGATAGTTCGTTTTCAAATTGTTTTTCAGGTTTCATAAATTAATTCAACCCTCCCTTTAAGTTTGCGGCGGGGGTTATACCAGTACCCGGCTTGGTAGTGTAGAAAATGTGGTTTCCGTGCTCTCCAAGCTTTCGTAATTTACCGGATTTTGACCAGGATGGGCTCACCTTTTTCGTGTGGTAGTGGTCGGCGTCTTTAAACTGATTCAATTTTTCGGGGAGTGGCTTATCTACGAGTTCTAAAGCTCTTGTAAAATGAGGATCTGTGGAATTTTCATCTAACGACAGCATTTTACTCCGATTCGGGTCGTTTTCGTTCCATGCACTGAATTGTTTGGGTTGATGGGCAACTTCGTAGGCTGTTTTTGGCCAGTTATAGGTGCCGCCGGAATCTGCGCGGTTTTTAATGACTTTTTGAATCAAGTGCATGCCCTCTTCTCCTTCTCCTCGGCCTTCGCCATAAGCTGTACGGGCTAAGGCTAAAGCGTTTTGGTCGAATGCTGAGGTCTCGGGCTCTGGATTTACATCATCCGCGTTATACGGCTCCTTTAACAAGCGCTCTACTTCGTAATCATTCATTAGTTTCGATCGTTAAAGGCTCCTCTTTTACGGATTCTGCGTAAACATCGACGATTTCGTTCAAATCCATGCCAGAACTGCGAAATCTGGACAAAATATCACCGGTGCTGATCTCTTGAGAATTGTCTTTAGAGACGGTAATTTCCGCTCTGGTGGCCGGTTTTCCAAATCCGTACTCTAAAAGCAACTTTGCGGCAGTTATTCGAACCGTGTGACTAGCCACTTCTTCGTATTCTACCCCTCTTTGCCCGTCTTCTCGGTTTCTGCGGACTGTTTGTTTAGCTTTAAGCCCGTCACGCAAAGCGGCTACAGCTAGTTCAAAGTCATCATCGTGGATGAATTTGTGTACATCTTCACGCAATCGAGTAGTTTGTTTAGTTGGCATACGCTGAAAGGAGTCCTCTTTGCGATACAATGTACATTTTAGGTACCCGGGGTGCTAGCGGTTGGATATGGTGTACCTGGCATAAACATATCGACCCGGACATGTTTAAACTTTTCTTCTTTTTCGACAGATCCAGAGGAAGGCGGCCCGAAAAGATTGTTTTTTATTTCTGTAATTGATAGTCGACTGCGAGTGGTAGTGATAGTTGGTACCCCGTGGGAGGTGGGGGGCGGTCTACTACACCACACCTATGCGACTTGATACTCTAGTCAGATACAAAGTCGATACACTTGGCACTGCTGACCTTGGCATCATGCTGATGGTCAACGACTTAGGGTCGACAGCACACTAGATTCAGAATCTAGTCCAAGGTCTTGAGTCTCAGGTTGTGACGCAATCGTCCCTTACCCTCATTCATTATGCGTCATAAAATATGTGGCAATGGAGGACTGTGTCAATCTAAGGGCAGGAGCTTTAGCGACCACTTTTACCTGACTCGGGACAAAAAAAGACCCCGATACCGTGATAGTATCGAGGTCGTTTGGTTATTAGAAAGGCCAAGGAAGTGTATTTTCTAGAAGATATATGTTGAGTTTTGTTTTTTGCTCATCAATACCTAGTTTATTGGATATACGGTAAATGCTATTTTTAGCTTCTTGTATATCGTTTATTTTGTGAGCTTTATTTAGGTGAAGCCATACTAGGCGTTCTTTCCAATACATTAAAGCTTGGTGTATGTAGTAAGTACCCATGATAGTATCGAGGTCGTTTGGTGGTTATTCGTCATTGAAGTCACCGAATGCATTTGGAGTACCGAACGCATCAGTCATGTCATCTGGAAGGAGATCATCTACTACGATTTGAAGCCATACTGGCCATGTGGTATCGCCGAAGACATTTAACTCTATGTTGTCGCACACGAAGTATACAAATTCTTTAAGTTGTTTGAGAGCTTGTGTTCTACCGTAGTCGGAGAAACCTTCTGCATCGCATAACTGGAGCATGATGAATAGCTTAAGATTTGATATTTTGTTAACGAGTTTGCGACGAGCTTTGTCACTCATTTTGTCAAACTGTTGAAGTCTGCCATGATAGCGAATTGCATTAACGATATCGTCGTCTGGATCGAAACCGTTTGCTACGAGAATATCAGCTGATACTTCTTCGTGTCCACGGAACCAAGGAGAACCTTCTGGATTCCAAGTTTCTACTTTACCAAGATCGTGAGCATAGCAAGCTGTGCGTAGTTGTATATATTCATCATGATTTAGATTTAGTATGTATTCTATTTTTGATGAATGTTGTACTACGGAAATACTGTGACTGAAAGTATCTTCGTCATGAAATTTATGTTCTGGTTTCATTTTACGCATTTGTTTTTTGCGTTCCATGAGTAGGTTTCGTGCTATTTCTTGTTGTGTCATGATAGTGAGTGAGTTGGTGTGTGGTTATGGACAGACACGGGATTGAACCGTGCCTGCCCGTTAAGGGTTAAGATTGGAGCGTTACAGCGTTGTAGAGCGTATCGCCTTGATCTGCTTTTGTGACATCGCAGTTGTAATCCTGACCGATGCAGTCTTGAAGATGCTTTTCGAAATGCTCGAACACACCTTCTTTTGTGAGGCCGTTTACTGGGCGAGGGATATCGAATACACGCATCCATTTACCTAGTAACCAACCGTGTTTAGCAGATGTTTTGGAGAACATTTCGGTTGCGACACCCGTAAAGGCGTCGTGTACGAAGGATAAGCGGATCTCGTAGGCGTTAGTTTTTACATTAAGCAAACGGAGTTCGTGCTTACCTTCTGGGATCGGATCGTTACCGATGAACTGATCGAAGTCGAAAGCGTCTGCTACTGAAGTAGCGTTGTCGTTATCGTTAGCACCGAAGATGTCTTGATTGTCGTTAGTCATGATAGTGAACGAACAACGAGGATAATATATTGGTTAAGGATTATTCATGCTTACCTAAGTGTAAGGTAATCA